AGGAGGATCGCATGGAGTTATACGGGCTTGACAAGGGGTTCGGCTTGGTGACGGCGGCGATCCCGTACTTCAACCTGCAATGGAACAGGAAGTATTACGAGTCGGGCACGTTCAGCTTGCAGATAACGGCTGACGTGTACGATCCGAGCTGGGCTTACATCGCTACGCACGACCGACCGGAGGTCGGAGTCGTGCAGAAGATCCAGTACACGAACGACGGCGGCGAGAAGCTAGTCCTGCTGTCTGGGTTCTTCGCGGAGCAGATGCTCAACGGCGTTGTGGCTTCCAAGAGGTTCACGGCAGACCTGAGCAGGACTGAGAACGTCATCAAGCGCATGTACGACACGTTCGGCGTCCAAGCGAAGAAGGGCATCGCATGGAAGGCGAACGTTGACCCTCTTGGAGACAGAACGCAGTGCGACTTCATCGGGGACAAGCTCGGCGAGAAGTGGCACTCGATGCTCGAGACTAGGGAGCTGAGCTACCGCGTCACCGCTAAAGAGGACTTCAGCGGCCTTGAGTGCCAGATCTGGCAGGGCAAGGACAGGACGCAGTCTCAGGACGCGAACCCGTGGTGCGTGTTCAGCTCGGAGTTCGGGAACGTCGAGGACGAGGAGGTTTCCATAGACGGCTCGGCTTACGCTAACGTGTGCATTGTTTCCGCTAAAGACGAGGCTCTGAGCTTCGAGGTGGATCTGAGCGGCGGAGGCGAGAGGTTCGAGACGTTCCTCGACAAGGGCAGCGAGTCTCCTGAGTCGGGGCAGGGCGATGAAGAGTTCAAGGCTGGCCTGAGGCAGGAGGCTCTGGAGAAGCTTGCGGACTGCGTGGTCGTGCAGGAGATCGACGTTACGAACCTCGGCGAGTCCAACTACCTTGAGGACTTCGACCTCGGGGACAAGGCGAGCATGGTTCTGGAGGACATCGGCTTGGAGCTTGAAACGCGCATCGTCGAGGTCTCCGAGGTGTTCAAACCAGATGGACACAGTGTACAATTGGGATTCGGTAGCAAACGCATAACGAACATCAGGAGGGCGGTAACGCGATGAAAGTCTTTCCAGTTGACAGCATCGTCACGAGGCTAGGAGACGACGGGCTTCCGATTTACGACCGTCCGTACGCCAGCGCGGACTTGCGCGAAGTGTACGCGAACTTCTTCAGCAACGGCGTGTTCATGGACGACGGCACATCATTGCAGGTGATGGCTGCTGCTGGCGGCATGAACGTCGTCGTGAAGGCTGGAACATGCCACATGAACGGCGCATTCGGCTTCGAGACGGTTGATAGGACGTTGCAGCTCGACGCTGCCAGCCCTAGCCTCGACCGCATCGACACGGTCGTTGCGCGCCTCGATCTAGGCATCGACGCGCGTTCGATCGACTTGTACGTTTTGAAGGGGACTCCTGCGGCTGATCCCGTAAGAAGGAACCTCACGCGCAACGAGACGGTGTGGGAACTCGGATTGGCGGATATCTACCTGCCAAAGGGCATCGTAACGGTCAGCCAAGGGCGCATCAGCGACACGCGCTTGGAGACCGAACGGTGCGGGGCTGTGGCGCCGTTCGTGGAGTTCGACACGACGACTCTGTACGACCAGTTGAAGCAGGCTACAGCCGACGCGGTGGACGCTATGCAGGACGCGCTCGGCGGCACGACGGCTGGGAACCTGCAACGCTACCGCCGAAGCTTGAGAGTCGAGACTGAGATCCCGAGAGGCGCGGATCTGAACACGTACCAGTCGGCGGGAAACTACGGCTGCTCCGTTGCACTGAACGTCGCGACCATCGCGAACAAGCCGAGCGGTCTAGACGATCCGTTCCTGCTGTTCGTTCATGCCGTCGGTAGTTCAATCATGCAAGAGATCGTCGATTCTAAAGGCTCTCGCTGGTGCAGGGCAGGAATTGGAGAGTGGGAGCAGACGTACGACTCGCGCCAGACCGTCCCCGTGAAAAACGGCGGCACCGGCGCGGCTTCGCTCACGTCGAACGCTGTGCTTCTGGGCAACGGAACTGACGCGGTTAACCATGCGGCTCCGTCGAGCGGCGCATTGTACGCGACCGGAGCGACGAGCAAGCCGACGTTCGGTACCCTGCCGATCGCTCAGGGCGGAACCGGAGCCACGAGCGGGTCGTCTGCGCTGTCCAACCTCGGGATCAAGAAGTGGCTGTTGGACAACGTCTTCAAGGTCGGTTACGTCTGGGTGTCGTACACGTCCACGTCACCAGCAAGCATCATCGGCGGTTCATGGACTGCTATAACTGGCAGGTTCCCGTACTTCAATGCAGGAACGAGTACCGGCGGCAGCAACACTCACACGCTCACCGTGAGTCAGATGCCTTCTCACAATCATAGTATCATCGACGGCTTAGGCGCTGGCTGGAATCCTACGGGATCCGCTGGAGACAAGCTGTTTTACGGCAGTTACGCTTCAGGTCGCAGTATATCGGAGTTCTTTGGCACCAGATACGAAGGCGGCGGAGGTTCACATAACAACATGCCTGCGTATCAAACGCTGTATGCATGGAGGCGTACGGATTAACGGAAGGAGCGAACATGGTCGCAGCATTCGACGAACAGTGGAACATGGTTGATGATCCAGACACGACCAAAGGCGAGGTAAGGTACGAGAGTGTAGCAGTCGAGTGCCGCTACGTCATCGATCAGGAAGAGCGAGGCCACTATGAGGTGATACGTGAGTATCCGAACGGCGGCAAGGACGTTGAGTGGAATGTTGACACGCCAGAGGTAGGCGGATGGCGCTATTACCGCAACGGCGAAGAGTGGAGCGAATGCCCAATAGAGATACCAGATGACTGGTCTCACGAGAACGTCGTCAACACATACGTAAGCGTTGCGCGTTGGCGCGAGTACACGGTCGACGAACTTGCCGAGATCACGAAGAAGAAGGCCGAAACAGAGAAGAAGCTTCAGGACGCAAGGGACAAGGCTGAGCTAATTGATGCTTTGCCTGATGCGGTGGCGGATCTGTCGGAGCAGGTGTCGAGCAATGCGACGAGCAACGCAGACCTCGCGGACGCTCTCGCGGATCTGTCGATGGTCGTCAGCAACCTTGCTGGGTCGAAGTAAAGGAGAAAGAGATGGTTAAGTTTTGGTTCAAGCGCATCAAGGGCGACATCAAGCGCATTGGCGAAGTACCCGAGCTCTGGCGCGATCAGGTGCGAGAGATGATCGAAGCGGATAAATCGTCGAAGTGACGGCGTTCATGTGCTAAGATCGTTTTGCTGCGGTTCCTGCCTTCCGCAGCGGTGTATGAGGTCGAGAGTTCTCTCGGCCTCTGTTGCCGTTTAGGCATTGAACGGAGACAGCGTGGACGACATCGAAGAGCGCGTTTGCAAGCTTGAAGCCGAAAACCAGCAGGTAATCGCCGACGTTAGGACGCTCGGGGAGCGAGTCGGCAGGCACGGATCAGAGCTTGACGAGCTGAAGATCAAGAGCGCGACGATGAACACGGTTTTAACTAGGATCGACGCGACCGTGGCGAAGATCGACGGTCGGTTGGACGCTCAGCAGATGAAGCCTGCGCAGCGATGGGACGACATCGTGAAGCAGGTTATTACTCTGGTCATAGCAGCCGCCTTCGGCGCTGTGATGGTTAATCTCGGTTTTCAGTAAAGGGGGACTTATGGAAAAGAGTTACATGCTGCCTGACAAGGCTTACGACGTTATGAAGTGGGCGGGTCTGATCGCCTGCCCCGCGCTTGCGGCGTTCTACGGCGCGACGGCTCCGCTGTGGGGATGGCCTGCACCTGAAGCAGTGGTAACCACGATCAACTCGGTTGGCGTTCTGATCGGCGCTTTGATCGGCGCAAGCCACATGAAAGCGAGGTCTTAAGATGGGATGCGCGAACATCGCAGCGACGCTCATGGAGCACCTGTGCAACCACGACTGGCACGGCTATAGCCAGCTTGGTCGCTACGGCGACGGCGAGGGCACCTGCCAAGTCGAGGTCGAGGGTCGCACCTATTACCTGCAACAGGGAGACCGCGACTGCTCAAGCGCGGTTATCGAGTGCTGGCGCTCGGCGCTCATCGGCACTGCCTATGAAGGCGCACTGGATGAGGCAATCACCACTCGCAATATGCGCAGCGTGTTTGCGAACTCTGGTCTGTTCGATGTCTGGGACACGCGAGCCACAGTAGCTCAGCGCGGGGACGTGTACCTCAACGACGCCGACCATACCGCAATGTGCACGTGCGCAGACCCCGACCTACTGGGCGAGTTCTCAATCTCTGAGAACGGCGGCATCGACGGAGAAGTCGGCGACCAGACCGGTTGGGAGTCGAGCGTTCATGGCTACTACGACTTCCCATGGGATTGCACTCTGCATTACAACGGCAAGGCGGACGGCGCAGAACCTGCCGACAAGCCCATTGAGGTCGCCCCTCAGCCCTCGCAGCAACCTCAGACTAACGGTCTGCATGTCCGCTACCGCGCTTGCACTCAGGCAAGCGGCTGGTTGGCTGAGATGGTAGACCGCACGGACACGAGCGGCTACATCGACGACTTCGCTGGAGACGGAAGCCCGATCACCTATCTTGCGATGGACTTCCCGGGCTGGTATCAGGTTCAGACGGTCAACAATGGCTGGCTTCCGAAGGTGTCCAGCTACAACGTGGACGATCTGGAGAACGGCTGCGCTGGCGACGGTTCGCCGATCATCGGCGTTCGCTGCTACTACGAGACGCAAGACCCGAACACGACGGGCTGGAAGGCTATCCATTACGCGGTCAACGATCTTGCTGAGATGCGCGACAACGACGCCGACCAGTACGGAGACGACTTCGCAGGAAACGGCGAGACCGTGACCAAGTTCTACGCTTACATCGGCGATTAGGTTCTAGCTAGGTCGCAGTATGTTCTAGCAGAACAGATCGAGACCCCTCATCGCGAGGGGTCTTTTATTGTCAAAAGTGTTTGCAATTGAAAACGTAATATGCTAAGATTTTATTAACGCAAACGGAAAGGGTTTGCGAAGAGCGCCCGTCATGGGCGGAAAGGCAGGGGAAATGGAACCAACGAAGGAGGCTGAGCCCAGAAGCGTTTACGCGGTTCTCGCTGAGGTTCAGCATCGCGTGACGTGCAAGAAGGGTCGCGTGAACAAGTTCGGCGGCTACTCGTACCGATCGCTGGAGGACATCAACGCGGCGTTGAAGCCGCTGTGCCAAGAGCTGAGGTGCGGGTACTTCTTCACCGACGAGATCGTGCCTATGAGCGTGGAGGGCGAGAGCAGATGGTACTTGAAAGCCACCGCGACGTTCTGGGCGGAAGACGCTTCCCAGACCGTGAGCACGTCTGCGTTCGCGCGAGAGCAGGACTCGAAGAAGGGCATGGACGACGCTCAGGTGACCGGTCTTGCGTCGAGCTACGCGCGGAAGTACGCCTCTTGCGCCCTGTTCGCGATCGACTCAGGCGAAGAGGTGGACGCGATGGACAACGGGCAGAAACAGCGCGCTCGCAAGCAGGTAACGGCTGAGGCAAAGCAGGATCAGTCGGAAGAGCTTCTTACTCTGGTCGGTCAGTTCGCCGACATGAAAGGCAAGACTGCTGACGAGGTCATGCGAGCGTTGAACAAGAGCAACACCATGAAGGGTCTGGGAGTTGCGGCCGATGCCGTCGAGTACGACGTGGAGCAGACTGCTGCTGCGATCGAACTGCTTAAATCATGGATCGCTAAATCGAAATAAGGAGATAGAACATGCAAGGATTGAACACGGTGACTTTGGGCGGCAACCTGTGCAGGGACGCGGAACTCAGGATGGCGGCGAGCGGAACAGCCGTACTGTCGTTCAGCGTTGCGGTGAACGAGAGCGTGAAGGATCGTAACGGAGAGTGGAGCGATTACCCGAACTACATCGACTGCACGATGTTCGGTCGCCGCGCGGAGAGCGTCGCTCCGTACCTGACTAAGGGAGCGTACGTCGCGGTGGTCGGACGCTTGCATCAGAACCGCTGGAAGGCGCAGGACGGGCAGAACCGCTCGAAGGTCGAGGTATTAGTTGACAACGTGCACTTCGAGAGCAGGGCTGATCGCGCAGAGGCGGCGCATCAGCAGGGCGGCGCTCTGTACGACGAGGACATCCCGTTTTAACGAAACTATCCCCTGAGCGATCAGGGGATTTTCTTTCGAAAAACTGTTTGCAATCAAAAACGTAACGTATTAAGATGTTTACAGAGGCAAACGAAATGGTTTGCAAGGACAATGAAAGGCAGGAAACATGAACTTCACGAGCAAGTACGATGTAATCGAGTCTCTGCTGAAGACGTACGACGAGCTGGATCGTCTCAGGGCTGAGAACGAGCGCCTGAAGCGCGTCAACGCCGACATGAAGAGCATCGACAGCGTGGATGACGAGGAAGACCCGCGAGCGTACCAGAAGGCTCGGATCATGGAGTACGGGCGCAAGGAGATCATGAAGAACTCTACGAGCTACTGGGACAGCGTCATGGTGAAGCGTGGAGACGAAGGCCAGCTCATCGTTCAGGAGTTCGCGGACTGGCGCAAGGGAGTAATCAACAGAACCCCCGAGTTCATGAGCTGCGAGGACTTCTACGTACTGATGGACGCGGAGCTTCGAGAGACTTACGAGCTGCGCAAACTCGAGGCGATCGACAAGCTGGTCGAGTCGGAGCGCGAGTCCGATGGCGAGTAGCGCGTTCCGAGTGGCAGGTCAGGTCGTGGGGAAGCCACGACCACGCTTCAACAGAATGGGAACGAAGGTCAGGACTTACACGCCGAAGAACGGCGAGATGTTCGAGGAGCTGGTCAGGAATTCTTACATGGCTCAGTGCGGGGAGATGCACAATGGAGCCGTGAAAGTCGAGATCGCGTACCGACGAGTGCTGCCGAAGAGCCGACCGAAGAAGGTCGAGAGCGAGATTGATCTGTTCAAGCCGGACGTGGACAACGTGGCGAAGGCGGTTCTGGACGCTCTGAACGGGGTAGCTTTCGAGGATGATAAGGACGTTGTGAGCTTGAAGGTCGAGAAGCTCCCGAGGGTCAGGATCGAGCAAGACGAGCTGTGCGTGATCGTCAGCGACGCAGACGACGAGGAGATGGAGGAACAGTGGCTACGCTTTACGAACTCGACAAGGCTATAGAGCAGGTGATCGAGCACGGATTCTCATGGGACGAGGAGACGGGCGAGGTTCTGTTCGAGGAGTCTGATCTGGAGAGCCTTCAAGTGGCGCTCAGCGACAAGCTGGAGGCATGTGGCATCTGGATCAAGAACCAGAAGGCGCTGGCGGACGCTATCAAGGCGGAGGAGAAGGCTCTGAGCGACCGCAGGAAGTCGATCGAGAAGAGGCTGGAGAGGATGGACGGGTACGTGCTCCGATGCTTGATGAAAACGCCGAAGCAGAGCGTGGAAACGCCGATGGTCTCGCTGAAGACGAGGAAGTCGACGCGAACGATCATCGACGACGAGTCGGAGGTGCCCGAGGAGTTCACCGAGCATGTCGTCACCGTGAAAGTGAACAAGGCGGAGATCGGCAAGGCGCTCAAGGCGGGCCGAGAAGTGTCTGGCGCCCATCTGGAGACGAGCCAGAACTTGCAAGTGAAATGACGGAAGGAGGCGCGAGTTGGCGGGAAAGCGGATGTTCTCGCGGGACGTCGTCGGCTCCGACGGCTTCGCGGATATGGGCTTCGAGGCTCAGGCGCTATACGTCCACCTGTCGATGGACGCTGACGACTGGGGTTTCGTAGGAGCTCCGAAGAGGGTTCAGCGCTCCATTGGATCTCGACAAGAGGCTCTGAGAGAGCTTGAGAAGTCGGGTTTCGTTCATGTGTTCGAGAGCGGCGTTCTGGCTATCATGGACTGGTGGCAGAACAACACGATCACGGAGAGCAGGCGGAAGGCGACGCAATACGAGGCGGAGCTGGCGCAGCTGACGGTCACGGATTGCGGTTCCTACCAGCTCGTTTGCGAACCGCAAGCAAACTGCATGCAAAGTGCATGCGAAACGCCTGCTAGTTTAGATGAGGTTAGTTCAGTTAAATCTAGTTCAGATAAGAAGAAGCCCGCGCGTCATGCCTACGGCACGTACAAGAACGTCCTGTTATCCGATGAAGAGCTGGAGAAGCTGAAGACGGAGTTTCCGAGCGATTGGCAGGAGCGCATAGAGTCGATATCCACTTATTGCGCATCGAAGGGCAAGGCTTACCGAAACTATCTGGCGACGATCCGTGCATGGGCGAAACGCGACGGCAAGAAGGGAGGATCGAGAGATGCGGCTGTCTTCGATGCAATCGGCTTTTCAAACGGTGCTTGACGCGCACGAGTCTGATCCAGTCGGCGACGGGGTCTTCATCGCCGAGGACGGTCTCGCTCATTGCGAGAAGTGCGGCACTCCGATGCAGGTCATCATAACCGACCCGATGGGGAGGAAACGCACGATGCCGTGCGCCTGCAAATGCATGATCGAGGCTGAGGAACAGCGGAAGCTGGAGGATCAGCGCAGGCGATCCGAGGCGGCTAAGAGGTCGCGGGTCAGGGCGGCGTTCCCGTTCGAGTCGATGCGCGGGAAGACCTTCTCAGCCGATGACGGGAAGTTCGGCGCAGACCAGATGCGGAAGGCGAGGGCTTACGCCAAGCGGTTCGTGGAGACTGACGGGAAGATCGACTACGGTTTGCTTTTCTTCGGGAAGCCGGACAGCGGGAAGACGTTCTTGAGCTGCTGCATCGCAAACGAGGCTCTGGACGCTGGGAAGTCCGTCATCATGCGATCGATGCCGCAGTTGCTCGTCCAGCGCGACGACTCGATGCTCGGCAGGCTGCTCAGGTGCGACCTGCTCGTCATAGACGATCTGGGAGCCGAGCGCAGCACGTCGTACGGTCAAGAGTACGTCTACGCGGTCGTTGACGGAAGGTACAGCGCGAAGAAGCCGATGATCGTGTCAACGAACCTGACGCGCGAGGAGCTGGCGGCTCCAGCTGACATCATGTCGGCGAGGATCTACGGGAGAGTGCTGGAGGCTTGCCTGCCGATCGAGGTGGAGACGGGAAGGCGCAGGGCTACCCGAGACCGATACCGCGAAATAATGGACGACATGGGCGTGTAACGTGATATAATCACATATAGAAACAGTAACAAACGAGAGGGTAGCAGATGAACGCAGAGGCGATCCGCGAGAAATGCGGGGAGATGGGGATCAGCCAGAACGAGCTGGCGCGACGTACTGGGGTATCGGTGGCTCACATGTCGAACGTCATGACGGGCAAGCGCGACGCGCGAGTCGGTCTGCTGAAGAAGATGTGCGAGCTGTTCGGAGTGAAGGCAGAGGAGATCTGGTAATGAACGAGGGCAAGCGAGTGAAGATCGCCACGAGGCACGGAGTCCGTTACGGGGTGATCCACTATAGGCGCATCGAGCGCCGATCGTTGAACCAGCTAATGGCAGAGCACCAGACGGCGACGGCGGTCGTCGGGATCCTGATCGTGTCGGCGTGCATCCTGCTCGGCGGTCTGGTCGAGGGCGCCAGAATGGCTTTTTAACGGTCTAGGATCGTCTGTGAGCCTCGAAACGCTTCTGAAGGCATGGTTTTACCTTGGAACGCGAAACAAGGCTTGCAAGGCGGCACGGCAACGGAAAGGGAAGACATGGAAGAGTACGGAATGGGGTTCGCGGCGTGCGAGAAACCGCTCGGGACGAACGGTCGATATGAACGCTTGCTCGAGCAGTTCGAGGAAAGCGGCGACGAGTGCATTTGCTGCGGCTTCGAGGACGTGAAGAAGGCGAAGTCAGCCCAAGCGGCGATCAGCGCCATAGCGCGAAAGAAGCACGAGGGCATCAGATGCAGCCGCGAATGCTCGACGGTCTACATCTCGAAGGATTTGTAATGGCTGGAGTGGACACGCTGCCCGAGAACCTGAAGCCGCTCATGGACGGAGTTTCCGTGAAGACCCCGTACTGCGCCGTTTGCGGGAGGTCGCGCCCGCTTAACCAGCACCACGTCGTGCGCAGGGGCGCGGGGAAGATTTTCAAGTTCGGCAAGGAGGTTGAGAAACCGACCGTCACGCTGTGCGGCTTCGGGAACAACCTAGCGGACGCGGACGGCAACGAGTACTGCCACGGGCTGGCGCATGCGAACCGGCTCCACTTCCGATGGGTGAAGTCGAAGCAGCCGATCGACGAGTACAGCTGGATCAACGTCAACGGCGGTCATTGGGAGTACTTGAAGACGGACGTTCCAACGAAGTACGCCGAGGCTCTGGAGATGGACGGCTGGAAACCGCTGCATCAGCAGTCTGAGTGGTGAAGGGTACCCGCCAGACCAAGAAGGTCGGCGGGTATTTCTTTCGGAAAACCTTGAATATTTGTTTGCAAACGTGAATGAATCATGCTAAGATTAGGTCACACCGAAAGGGAAACACCGAACGAAAGGCAGGACACAATGGCAAGCAGGAAACAGACCACCGCAGAGCGTTTCGGCATCGAGAAGCGCGTCTTCGCCGCGAAGATCTGCTACTGCGACATCGAGGACAACGGCAAGCAGGCAGGCGCGACGGTCGATTACAAGTCCCTTGCAGCCGCGTACAAGCGTTGCAGCAAGGACATCGCGAACGGCTTGGCGCTGTCTCTTCACGCGCTCACAGCCGACGGCTGGGTCGAATGCGGAGCTTGATAGAGGGGGCGGTTGGAGATGAGGTCTTACAAAGAGCTCGCGGAGATGACGGGAACCACGGTCGATGAAGTGCGAGCGATGATGCGATCAGCGCGTAAGGTGCACAAGCAGCGCTGCGTCAAACCAGTCGAGTATGAGCTGTACGCGGTTTGGTGCGTTGGCATCTCGGGAACCGGTTGCATCGGCAGCGGCAGCACCCGAGAAGAGGCGGTTATATACGCGCTCGAGAACAACGTTCAGTTCGCGGCGTTTCTTTAATGAGGTTCGGCAATGGCATACCCGATGAACGTTGACGAGTTCAACCTGCGTTTCATAACTGGTAATAACACATGGTTGACCCTTGAGGTCGATGATACGGGTCACTGCATCGACTACATCGTGACGTACATGGAGGAAGGCTTTCCGCCTGAACGCACGACGTTCCGCGATCAGCCGAACGCGAAGAGGGTGTTCGCATTCATGTTGTACAAGCTCTACGAGGTTTTGGCTAAAAAGGAGGAAGAATGATAGGCAGGAAGCTCCACGTCGTACTCGACGGGGAAGTCCCGACGTACGCCCACGAGGGAGACGCTGGGTTGGATCTGAGGGCAGCGGAGAGCGTGACGGTGCCAGCCGGTGGATCGGCGCTCGTGCGCACTGGCGTTCGGGTGGAGATCCCGAGCGGTTGCGTCGGTCTGGTGTTCCCGAGGTCTGGTCTGGGGTCGAAGGGCATCACGTTGCGAAACGCCGTCGGAGTGATCGACTCGGGGTACCGTGGCGAGGTCATGGCGGCGCTGTGGAACACAACGGGTGACGAGTTCGAGTGCGAGAAGGGCGACCGCATCTGCCAGATGGTCGTCATGCCGTACGTTCCTTGTCAGGTCGTGATCGTTGAAGAACTGTCGGACACCGAGCGAGGGTCTGACGGTCACGGATCGACGGGGGTCAAGTGATGAGGAACCCGAGCGTTTACGAGCTGGTGGAATGGGACACGGGGAGGGTATTGATCCACGGAACGAAAAGCTACATTGCTGATCAGCTCGGGTTGTCGCTTTACTCAGTGGACACGATCATCAGCCACGCGAGGAAGGGCATCGGGGCGACGAGGGTCGCGTTCTTCGATCCAGCGATCCACTACCGCGCGTCAAACGGCGATCAGGTCATCGAGGGCACGTGCGACGAGATAAGCAAGGCGATCGATAGAACACGGTTCTCGGTCATGACGGCGGCGCAGAAAGGGTACGTGACCACGAACGGGTGGAGGATCGAAGAGGTTGAGCCAGAGTGCTGGTGTGCGTTCGGTGTTCGCAAACGATACAACGACGCTGTGTCGAGGCTGAAAAGCGCGACGCGCCGTGGCAAGGTAAAACGATCTAAGGAGAGCAGATGAAGGTTCGCGTGATTAGAGCAACGACGAGCCCGATGCACGCAATCAGCGAAGAGGCTGGGATATGTTACGGCAAAACTGACTACAACCCGAAGCGAGTGGAGCGTTGTCTGAGGAACGGTCACACGAGCGTCGCCGAGCACGTTTCCGCGTCGTTCCGCATCGAGGGAATCAGCCGATCCTGTTTGGCGCAGCGTATGCGGAATGAAATCCACTTCATGCGCCTCAACCGAGAGTGGTATGAATCCGAGGACAGTACGGTCGAGTGTGGCAACCGTGCGTTCAGGGACATAGCGAACGCCGTAATCCCCTATAGCCATTTTGGCAATAATTACATCGAAATCGTTGAACGCATTGCAGACCTCATCGAGCCGCAATTGATCGACGGCGAGACATCGGACGGCTACCACACGTTTAACGAGCTCTACCATCATCGAGCCGTGCTGTTCTCGGTGATCGTGTCGAGCTTCAGCGATCGAGCTTGGAAGTCTAAGCTGCACGCTGATGGCACCATGTACGACGGAATGTTCATCGTCGGCATCGAGACTCCAGACGGGCAAGCGACGTACCATTACGACGTAGAGCCTTACTGGGATCTGTTCCGATGCAAGGAGGTTGACCGTGCGCCGGAGTGGGACGGGCACACACCCGGCCAAGCCATTGAGCGAATCGGCAAGCTTGCTGAGAATGCAGTAAAATAATGACGAAGATAAGCAAGATCTGCGAATCAGCAAAGATGGTCGCAGGGTTGATTCTCTTTTTCGTGTTTGCTTTCGCGCTGGCGATTGCGCTTCAGGCGATGCTCGGTTAGGTTCGATTCTCTGGGGGTCGAGAAGTTTTGGAGAAGGACAAGGAGAAACACGCAGGGGGACAGCCGACGAAGTACGTTGAGAGCGTCCACGTGCCGTGGGGCGTGTCCCTTGCGCGTCGAGGATGCACTGACGAGGAGATAGCGGAGGCGTTCGGGGTCAGCACCAGAACCGTTTACCGCTGGAAGAACGCGCATCCCGAGTTCTGTCACGCCATAAGCGAGACGAAGAGCCAAGCCGATGAGAGAGTCGTCGAGGGTCTTTACAAGCGCGCGTGCGGCATGATCGTCGTGAACAAGACGGAGAGCGTAACGGAGCGCGACGGCGTGAAGACGAAGAAGACCGAGAAGGTAACGAAGGAGCTTCCGCCAGACTCCGTGGCGGCTATGTTCTGGCTGAAGAACAGGCAGCCGACGCTTTGGAGCGACAACCCTGCGGAGCAGACGCGAACCGCGTCAGACGAGGCTATCAAGGACGCGATCAGGAATGCGGGTCTGAGCTGATGCTGAGCGAGAAGCAGCGCCTTCTCGCGACGTGGTGGAGCGAAGGCGGGGAGTTTGCAGACAAAGACGGGGTCATAGCAGATGGAGCAGTGCGCAGCGGCAAGACGTACGCGCTGGTCATTGGGTTCCTGCTTTGGTCGCAGCTCAGGTTTTCTGGTGAGTCGTTCATAATCGCAGGCCGCACGATGGGAGCGTTGAAGCGAAACGTGGTGGCTCCGATGCTACAGGTCATACGCGATTTCGGTTGGCCTTGCCACTACAACCGCAACGAGGGCGTTATAACGATCGCGAGCAACATGTACCACCTGTTCGGCGCAAACAACGAACAGAGTCAGGACAAGATCCAAGGCATGACGGCGGCGGGTTGCCTTCTAAACGAGGTGGCGCTCATGCCGCGCTCGTTCGTGGATCAGGCACTCGCCCGCTGCTCCGTGTCCGGTGCGAAGTTCTGGTGGGACTGCAACCCGAGTTACCCAGCGCACTTCGTTAAAGCTGACTTCATCGACAAGGCTCAGGAACGCAACCTGTTCAGATTGAAGTTCACGATGGACGACAACCCGACTTTGGCTCCCGATGCTCGGGCAAGGTACGAGCGGCTTTACTCCGGCGTGTTCTACGACCGTTACGTTAGAGGCTTGTGGGTAGTCGCGGAGGGTCTGGTCTATCAGGACTTCAAGGAGTCGGAGATGTGTGCGGAGCTGTCGGATGAAGACATCAAGAAGGCGGCGCACGTGGTGTCCATCGACTACGGCATCACGAACCCGTTCGCGGCTATAGATTGGGTCGTCAAAGACGGCGTGGCGTACGCGGTGGACGAGTATTACTTCGATTCTAAAGACGAAGAGTTCCGCCGAACCGACGAGGAGCATTACGAGGCGCTGAAGAAGTGGATCGGCAAGAGATACGTCGAGCTGGTGGTCATCGACCCGTCCGCCTCTTCGTTCATCGAGTGCATGGCGCGCCACGGCGAGTGGGAGTTCAGAGGCGCGGACAACTCGGTCATAGACGGCATCAGCAACACCATGACGGCCATGAAGCAGCAAGGTCTTCTCATAGGAAAGAAGTGCAAGCACCTGCTTCAAGAACTCGGTCTGTATAGATGGGACGAGAAGAAGAAGCACGAGGCCGTGGTAAAGGAGAACGACCACGCTTGCGACGCCATGAGGTACTTCGTTCAAACGGTCGGCGTGAACGAGCTTTCATGTTTTGACTGGGAGTGACGTATAATCTTCGAAGCGAAGAGATTGGAGAACCGAATGGGATTGTTCGACGCGATGCTCGACATGCTGGCAGCCGTTCTGGGCAAGAGGATCCAAGGGCACGACCAGCTGGCGGCGTACCGAGACAGCGGCAAGAAGGGAACAGAATACTCCGTGGAGAGCATGGTCAGCGAGTCGCTCGCGAACCTGATGATGCTCGACTTCACGATGCCGATCGAGGGCGAGTCCGCAAGGGCGAGGATGCTCGACGGAACGTCGGACTCGTTCGTGCGAGACACGCTGTGCAACGCGGTGTCTATGGGCTTCCTCACCGGAGACAGCGTCACGGTGCCGAGTTGGAACGGTCGCACGATGGACAACGTGCTGGTTGACGCCGGAAGCTTCGCGATCCTAGGCGCGAACGGTCACGAGATAACGTCGATGATCTACGTCGTGGACGAGAAGCGGTTCAATCACGGCTCGACTTACACGCTTCTAAGGCTCATCGAGCTTGTGCCGTACACCGCTCAGGACGGCACGCAGACGCACGCGAACCGGTATAAAACCTTCATCGCGAAGGACGGCACCATCACGGACATCCCGCTGAGCGAGTTCCCCGACTGGGCGGCGACCAATGAGGATGAGTGGGTCATCCCGAACGTCGATCGCCTGCTTATCGGTCGTTACCGCAGCTTCACGCTGAACCCGCTGAACCCGAACGCGCAGAAGGGAACGCCGATCTGCTTCGGAGCGTCCGCGCCGATCAGGGAGATACACTATTTGACGGCGCAGATGCACGAGGAGTTCGGTCTGAGCGAGAAGGCGATCATCGCCGACAAGACGCTCTTTAAGAAGGAGCTGCTGCGAGACGGCGAGGGAAACGTTGTCAGCCAGAAGCTCGTCCTGCCAAAGGGTCGCGAACGGCTCTTCATGAACGTCGGCAACCGAGGGACTTCCGGAGCTCCGCTCATCCAAGAGTGGGCTCCGACGATCCAGCTGCAACCGTACGTGGACGCTCTGGAGAAGCAGTATCAAGAGGTCGAGAAGTGCGTCGGCGTGTCCTCGGGCATCCTGAGCAACCTGAACGACCAGAGCTATCAGAACGTGGACAACGTCCGCAAGAGCACGATCAAGACGCAGAGCTTCGTCAACACCGCCCGCAAAGTGTGCGAGAGCTACCTCGAGGACATGGTCTACGCTTGGAACGCCATAGCTAATTTCTATGGCTTGACCCCCGTCGGCGACTTCCACGTCGAGTACAAGTGGTCGGACGACTACATCAACACGTTTAGCGACCAGCAGAACGCGATCCTCGCTGGCGATGCTATCGGGGCGACGGATGCCGTGGACTACCGCATGTTCGTCATGGGCGAGAGCCCCGAGGTTGCAAGGGAGCGAGTTGCGGCGATCAAGGCTGAGAAGGGCGACGAACTCGCGGCGTTCGAGGAGATCAGGGTCTAATGGACGCGGCGGACATCGAGTACCAAGAGAAGGAACAGAACATCGTGGAGGAGGACGGCATGGCTGTTGAGCTTGCCGTCCTCTCCGTCATTGCGGCTAGGCTCGCGATGATCGACGATAAGACCACTTACGCGACGGTCAGGGCGTGGCAGGTCGAGGACATGGCGACCATCTCGCGGCTGCTGTCCGCTGGCGCGAAGATGATCAGCGGCAGGTCTGACAGGATCATAGACAAGATGGGCGAGTCCTCAGACGAGTGGGCTAAGCCGTTCTTCGAGGCTCGCGGCATCGAGCAGAGGTCGGTGTTTGACGACGAGTTCGCGGCTGCGGCGATGGACGCTGGGAAGGCGAAGAACGCGAAGAACGTCGCTTCGATGTGCAGGACTTCAGTTATAGGCCTTGTGGCTCCAGACGGATCGGTGAACCGGATAAGCGAGACGTACCGGAAGCTCATGGACTCCGCGATCAGGGCGATCATGCGGAGCGAGGAGGACTACAACAGCGCGATCGAACGTGCGGTGCGCAAGCTCTCCAAGGGCGGTCTGAGGGTGAAGTACCCGAGCGGGGCGACCCGCGAGATGTACGCAGCCGTCTCCATGAACGTGATGGACGGTTTCAGGCTCACGATGCAGGACGTGCGCGACCAGCAGGCGCAGAGGTTCGGGGCGGACGGCGTGGAGGTCTCGGCTCATGGCATGTGCGCAGAAGATCATCTTCCGTATCAAGGCAGGCAGTACACGAAGGCGGAGTTCGAGCGCATCCAGAAGAAGCTAGAGAGACCGATAGGCGAGGGCATGAACTGCCGCCACATGGTCTCTGGCGTGGTTCTGGGCGTTTCGAGCAACGCGTACGGCGAGAAGCAGCGCAGGCAGATGGCGAGGGAGTCCCGCAGGAAGACGGGGGTCGAGAATGCAGACGGGCACGACATGACGGCGTACGAGTTCACGCAGTGGCAGAGGCGGCAGGAGACCGATATACGCAAGCTGAAGGCGCAGGCGAGGGTTCACGAGAAGGCTGGGCTCGATCCGAAGGAGTTCGAGGCGGAGGCCGCGCGGAAGAGAAAGCAATACGTCGAGCTGTCGAAGAAGGCGGGAGTTGAGACGCGGCTGGAGAGAACGAAAGTCTACGAGTGGAAGCTCTAGGGAAAACCCGCAGGTCAGCGGGTTTTTTCATTCATGTATGAAATAATATAAGCATTACCGTTTACAAACAGAAACAAGCAATACTATAATGAGGTCACACCGAAAGGGAAACACCGAACGAAAGGCAGGATGAAATGAACGAGAAGAAGCAGGAACTCTTCAACGAGATGATCGAAGCAGCCACAGCCTACATGAACACCAACACGTTCGAGAACGCAAAATACTGCTCAGTCCGCAAGGCGACCGAGGCTTACGCGGAGTTCAGCGGCATCAGCTACGAGCAAGCCGCGAATATCGCGCTCGAGACGATCAAGCGCTAGGAAGGCAGGAGCAAACGAAGGACTTTATGAGCAGCGACCGCTTCATGAAGGCGGTCAACGGCTACGAGAAGTACGAGTGCATGGGCGAGTTCAAGTGGTTCGACGAGCAGTCAAGGGCGCTCGCTGACGAGGTGTTCGAGGAAACCCGGATCCTCATTGAAGAGATCGCGAGAGAGAACGGCGTGCTTTACAACGACGTGCTCGATGCGGTTCGCAAGGTTTCGCGCTACTAGGAAGGAGCAAGAAATGGCAAAGGAGCATGATGGGCGTTTCGGCAAGTTGTACTCGGCATGGGCGTACGACGAGAACGAGGACGCGATGAGGGACGCGAACGCGAGGGTTTACCACGATCTTAGGGCAGCGGTAAGTATCAATCCGCGCAACACGGACGATGCGAAGGGGAAGGATGAACTCGTTTACGAGAACAGTGCGACAGGGTACGCGCACAGGAGCTTCATGGTGAAGGCAAAGCCAGAGTGGATGACGATGGCGGAAGCCGCGCTGGTGATCGACATGGGGAGCCTGTGCTTCGGGTTCCAGACGATGGGCAACGTCGTTACCATCTTCACGGACTAGCGAACAACACACAGACGATAAACGAGCGTCCTGCGCTTCACGAGAGCGCGGGGCGCGTTGTGCTATCATGCGGGAAGCAGCCGCGTGCTTCAACGCGGCACGTTCCCACCGCCGAAGGGGCGGTTAATAAAATCTTTAGAACGGAGAGTGGGCATGAAGAACATCAAGGAAATCACAGGGGAACTCGGCATCGAGCTGGACGAGGCGAAGCTCGGCGAGCTTGAGAAGTCCGTTCTCGAGAACTACCGCACCGTGGCGGAGGTCGAGAACAAGCAGAGCCGCATCAGCTGGCTCGAGGGTCAGCTGGCTACCGCCAACGAGGCTCTGGAAGCAGCGAAGAACGCGGACGTGACAAACGCCGACGAGGTTCAGGCCATGCGAGACAAGATCGCCGCTTACGAGGCGGCTGACGAGGAGCGCAAGGCTCAGACCGAGGAGGAGAAGGCGCGTCAGGAGTTCGAGGAGAGGTTCCGCAGCGCCGTCGGCGACAAGAAGTTCGCCAACGACATCGTTCGCAGCGCCGTCTCCGACAAGGCTTACTCCGTTGCGAAGGCGAACCCCGACATGGATCTTTCCGCGATCCTCGGCGGCATCGTCGGCGACTCCGACGGCGTGTGGCTGAACCCGCAGCAGGATCCAAAGAAGATGCCTGGGGCAAGCGAGAACGGCGGAGCGAAGGCTGGAATGCAGTCGATCCAGAACGTCGAAGACCTGAAGTGCATGTCCGTCGATGAGATCCGCGCCCACATGGACGAAGTGAACAAGGTTCTGGCGAATCAAAAGTAAAAGGAGGCTGCAACAATGGCAGCAGATAAGTTCATTCCGCAGATCTGGTCTGCGAAGATACTGGACGCGCTCGACAAGACGCTCGTGTACGCCCAGCTGTTCAACCGCGACTACGAGGGCGAGATCACCGACGTAGGCGACACCGTCCACATCGCTCAGGTCGGCGACGTTGCGATCAAGGACTTCAAGTGCGACACCGACCTCGATGCTCCCGACGACGTGACCACGACCGACACCGTGCTCAAGATCGATCAGGCTAAGTACTTCAACATCGCAGTCTGCGACGTCAACGAGGTTCAGAGCAAGATCAACCTGCTCGACACCGCGACCCAGCGCGCAGGCTACGGCTTCTCCGACGTGTGCGACCAGTACCTCGGCGGCTTGCTCGCAAGTGACGCTGGCGTGGTTCTCGGCGGCACCGCCGCACCGACCGTCATCACCGAGCAGAACGCTTACGAGCAGATGGTCCAGATCAAGACCGCGCTCGACAAGGCGAACCTGCCGAAGGCCGGACGCAAGGTAGTCGTCCCGCCCGAGTACGAGGGCTTCATGCTTCTCGACCCGCGCTTCGTTCAGGTCGGCACCGACGCTTCCAACGACCGTCTGGAGATGGGCACCATCTATCGCGCCGCTGGTCTGGAGGTTCTCGTCTCCAACAACGCTCCGACGTTCAAATACGATACTTCCAAGACAGGTTACAAGGTCGTCGCCACTTCCGACCTCACCGGCACGTTCGCGCAGCAGATCCTGAAGACCGAGGCCTACCGCCCCGAGAAGCGCTTCGCTGACGCTGTGAAGGGTCTTCACGTTTACGGTGCCAAGGTCACCCGTCCCGCAGCAGTCGTGGCGGCGAACGTGGCTTTTTAAGCGCGAGGCTTGCCGCATCTCGCACGGCTAAAGTCGGCATCGCCCGAACAGGCTTCGCCGAAGTCGGGCGTTCAGAGGATTAACCAGCCGAGGGCGGGGGCGAATGCTTCCGCCCTCTTCGTTTAGGAGGGCTTAATGGCAACACGTAAGAAGGCGGCTGCCAAGGCGGCGGAAAACGTCGGCTTCGCCGCGAAGACGTGGGCGAACGGCGAGGTCGTAACCGCCGATGAGCTGAACAGGGTGGAGCATGGGGTCGAGCAATCCATCACCCTCGCTCAGACGAACGAGCAGGACATCGCGGCTCTGGAGAGCGGAGCGACGCACTCGATGGTGGCGGACACGCAGAGGCCGTCGGTTCCGAGCAACCTCGCGCTGAGCATCGGCTTGCTCCCCGTCTGGAAGGCGGGATCGGACGTGCTGCTGCGATCCGCGATCGTGGACGTTTCCGCGACCGAGGCGACAACAGTCAGCGCGGGAACGGTCATCGCAACCGGCTTGACATTGAAGGCGAGCCAGAGCTACGCGGTGTGGTTCCTGTCGTCCGCTGGGACGCTGACGCACAACACGTTGCAGGTGAACACGACGGGCAAGAGCGTCACGCTGTCTGCTGACGAGTCGTTCGCTAAGGGAACGACGCTGATGCTCGTCACGGAAAACGACATCTAGGAGCGGAGCCATGCCGTACGTAACCTATGAGGAGTACCAGCAGGCAGGCGGGAAGCTGACGGAAGCCGAGTTCGACGTTCAGGAGCCTAGGGCTGAGGTCATGCTCGATGGATGGACGATGAACCGACTGAAGGAGCAGAGCGTCGTTGACGACCTGAAGGCGATGGGCGATTGGCGCAGCGTCGTGATCGCCGTGTGCTGGCTCACCGACCAGATGCAGGGCATCGAGAAGGCGCGCAAAGCGAAGGCCGACGGCGCGGAGGTAACGAGCTTCAACAACGGCGTGAACTCGTTCTCGTTCGGCGGCGGCTCGTCGAGCGACGCGACCGCTGCGGAGTCGTCCGCGTACCACGAGGTGGTCAGGATCCTTCCAGTGGAGCTCGTGAGCGCCTGCGTGTCGTACAACAACGCGCGTTAGGGGGGTTGACGTGAACATCGACGTTGACGGCCTGTTGGATCGGACGGTGACGGTCATCAACCGCATCGGCGCGAAGGAGTCGGGGGAGGAGTCGGACATTTACCGACCGATCGTCCTGCGACCCGCCCAGTGGGCTGAGACCATGACCAGAACCACGGACGCTGACGGGACTGTCCACCTGAAGAGATCGGTCAGGGTTCAGGTTCCGAGCGGCACGGCGACGTTCAAGCCCTACCGCGAATGGGTCTCAGAAGCTGTGAGAGGCTCCACAGATGGCGTTTACACGTTCTCGCTGCACGACTACGTGGTCGAGGGTGATTTGGGCGTTGCAGGCGATCTGACGCGCCAAGAGGCGTTGCAGGCGATCGAGGGAAAGCCTCACTGCGAGGTGTCCGCCTTCCGAGACTTGAGGAACGGCGGCGCGGTCGAGGCTCCGGAGGTCGGCTGCCTGAAGTACGCTTCGGTGATCTACGCGGAGGGGGTTTAGATGCGCGGTTTCGGTAGGAGCTTGCATGCGTTCTGCATGCAAACTGCATGCATTGTGCGTGCAACTGCAAGCGTTCTGCATGCGGTCTGCGAAGTTAGCGGTTCCCTCGTCAAAATGCGATGGGAAAACCGAAAAAACCGCGTTTGACCTGCTTGTTTGCAAACTGCAAGCAAACTGCATGCAAACTGCATGCAAAATGCTTGCTAGTATAGGTTAGTTTAGGTTAGTTTAGGTTAGTTTAGATAAGTATAGAGAGGATGCGCGCATGGCTACCGTGACGCTCGACCTCGACGGAGTGGACGCTAAGGCAAGCAGGATTAAGAACAACGAGACCTTCGGTCTGTTCATCGCCACCGAGGCGATGCGCGGCATGTCGCCATACGTCCCGTTCAGGAACGGCTACCTCGACGCTTCGGCGAAAGCGGAGCCGTTCGCCGTGACGTACCAGACCTCGTACGTCTCGAAGGTGTACCACGGGACTCACATGCGTTTCTCGAAGGAGCGGCACGCTCTGGCCACCGCCGAGTGGGACAAGGCTTACGCTGCGGCTCACGGGCAGGAGCTGGCGCAGGCTTGCACGGCGTATCTGAAGAGGTGATCTGATGGGATCCAACGGTAAGACCGCAGCCGTCGTCGAATGGCTGAAGACGTACCCGGAGCTTGACGGGTACCTGAAGCTGAACGCGACGGAGCTGGAGGCTGGCGAGCGCACGGTTGACACCGTGTACAACGACGCGAAGGTTCGCGAGTTCATAGACGGGACAGTGGAGAGGCAGTACACGTTCGCCGTCGTGATGGTGTGCGACTGGTCGTCTGGCTTCGACGCGGTCAACGCTGAGGCGGAGAGCTGGGGCGAGCGGTGGCTCGACTGGTGCGACGCTCAGTTCAAGGCAGGGAACGTGCCAGGATTCGGCGGAAAGTGTACAATACGGGCGATAGAATCGCTCCAGAACATCCCTTCGTTGGCTGCGACCTATCAGGAAGAGCAACTGGCTCGGTACATGTTCCAAGCGCGCATCACGTATTGGGAGAAGGAGTAACGCAATGACGCAATTGACACGAAACCTGTTCGTTCCGCTGATCGACACGCTCAAGGGCGCATCCGCGAGCGAGGGAACCTACAAGTGGGTTCCGATCGACCTGTCCACGCAGTTCGAGCTTTCGTACAACCCGAACACAGAGACGAAGTCGTACATCTGCTACAAGAACGACACTAACGAGGTCACGGGCTACGCGCCCGAGCTTCCGCAGGAGATCGCGCTCGAGAGCACGAACCCGCTTTACAAGTTCATGGACGAGTACCTGAACTCGTTCCCGGTCGGCAGCGCGGCTAAGATCCCGTTCCTGTTCGTGCGCCCCGACATCGAGACGGGCGAGGCGACCAAGGCGCTCATGTGGAAGGAAGCCACCGTCGTCGGCGACACCCTGAACACCGTGGACGGCATCCTGTCGTTCACCATCAGCCTGAACGGCGATCCCGTTGCCGGCAGCGTGACCGGTCTCGGCACCGCAGAGGTTAAGTTCGCACCGAAGGGTTAGAGACGTTGGCGTGGTAGAATGGAGCCGTGGCGCTTTCGAGCGTCGCGGCTTTTTTGTTCAAACGAAAGGTAGGGAAACATGGTCACTTATCGAGCAGCCAACGGCAACCTCATCGAGCTCCCGAAGCTCACCCTCGCGCTGAGCGACGAGATGGACGCGGTCGGCATGGCGCAATCAAACCGAGATCGCTACCGCTTGCAGCACGAGTTCGTGAAAAAGGTTTGCGGCGACGACAACGCGGCGGCGATGCTCGACGGCGAGTACATCGAGGACATCGACCTCGTTGCCCTGAACACGACGTACGTCGGGATCGTCAACGCCTACGCGGAGCCTGTCGCCAAGGTTCAGGCCGAGGCCGTTGCGGAGCAGATGAAGGCCTTGAAGCCCGTTGTCGGCGCGGCTGACGCTGTGAGCCGCATATCCGTCATGGGGAACAGCCGCCAAGGTTTCAAGGCCGTTCGATGATCGACCTTCGCTTCAAGCTCCCTACCGCTATAGAGGTTGGCGGCAGGGAGTACGAGCTGGACACCGACTTCAGAACGTGGATCGAGTGGGTGAGGTGCATCCGAGAGGAGGGCATCGCATCCTACTCGATCTTCAAGGGCGAGCGGCCTGAAGGCGTTGAATGGGTCGAGGCGGCGATGGAGTTCGCGAGGTCTGAGAACGCCACGCCGAAGGCGCGACCGGACGACAGAGCCGTGGAGACGTTCGACTTCATCTTGGACGGCGACTACATAGTCGGCGCGTTCATGCAGGCTTACGGCATCGACCTTGCGACGATCGAGAGCCTGCATTGGCACGTGTTCCTAGCGTTGTTCCGCAGCTTGCCGGAGGGAACTAAGATGGCGGAGATCATGGGCTACCGAGGCTGGCGCAAGAACGACGCGAAGAAGAAGATGGAGAAGCAGTACGATGAAGCTCAGCGCATGTGGCGGCTGCCGCCTAGGAAGACGGCGGAAGCCAAGGCGATGATCGAGTGGCAGAAAGAGGCGTTCGGGAACGTGGCGTTCCCATAGGCAGGGGACTCCGTTATACGGAGGCTTGAATGGCGGACGGAACAATCAGGATCGGCTTGGAGCTGGAGGACGGCGGCGTCAAGTCGGAGGCGAAGGCTGCGGGAACGGCTGCCGGCGACGCGGCTGGAAGCGGCCTCGAGCAAGGACTTGACCAAGGGTCTAAGTCTGGAGCCGACAAGGCAGGGGCGAACATCGAGTCGTTCGGCGACAAGATGAAGGGAGTGCTGGCGGGAATCTCCGTCGCAGCGCTAGCGGCATCCATCGGCGAGCTCGTGTCCACGACGAACGAGTTCCAAGAGGACATGGGCAAGCTTTCGGTAGCGGCTCAGCAGAACAGCGTGTCGGCTGGAGAAGCAAACAAGGCGTACCGCGACATGGTGGGCATCCTAGGCGAGACCGATCAGTCAGTGGAGGCCGTAAACCACCTGTTCGCGCTGTGCGGCGACAACACTCAGGCTTTGAGCGACTGGACGAACATCGCGAGCGGCGTTTACGCGACGTTCGGCGACTCGCTTCCGCTTGAGGGCTTGACAGAAGCGGCGAACGAGACGGCGAGGGTCGGTCAGGTAACAGGCCCCTTCGCCGACGCTATCAACTGGGCGACGGCATCGGCTGAGGAGCTGGGCGACACGCTCGACGGCAACGTCGATGCACAGGACGCTTTCTACGCGGCGATCGACGGCGGCGCGACGGTCGAGGACGCTTACACCGCAGCGTTGCAGGCTTGCTCCGACGAGGGCGAGAGAGCGCAGGTCATCACCGACACGCTGACCGGCTTGTACGGAGAGGCTGGCGAGCAGTACCAGCAGACCAACGAGGACGTAATCAACTACCGCCAGAGCCAGAGCGACCTCACGCAGGCGATGAGCGACCTCGGGCAAGCGTTCATGCCGGTGGTGACGGGCGTTACCAACATGGCGGCGGCTCTAGTGTCTGGGTTGCAGCCAGCCGCCGATTGGTTCGTGCAGAACCTGCCGATCATCGCGCCGATCCTCGCGGGCATAGCGACGGCGGTCGGGATCCTGACCGTTGCGTCCATGGCTCAGTCCGCCGCAACGACGATCGCGGCGACGGCTCAGGGACTGCTAAACGCTGCGTTGTCGGCGAACCCGATCGTTCTTGTCGTCGCGCTGATCGCTGGCCTGATCGCGGCTATCGTTCTGCTGTGGAACAACAGCGAGGCGTTCCGAAGCTTCGTGACCGGGGCGTTCGAGAACATCATGTCGGTTGCCCAGACGGTCATTTACGCCATCGTCGGCTTCTTCACGGGCACCGTGCCTAACGCTATCGGCGTCGTCGTCGGCTTCTTCCAGAACCTGTGGGACACCATCGTCAGCGTCTTCAACGGCGCCCTGAGCACGGTCAGCGGCTTCGTGTCGTCAGTCGTGCGGTTCTTCACTTCGGACGTTCCGAACGGCATCATGAACATGTTGGGCGTTGCGGGTCAGATCCCAGGTCAGATCGCGTCGTTCTTGGGAAACGCACTGTCGAGCGCGTGGAATTTCGTCGGGAACTTCGCTGGGGCTGCCATCGACGCGGCTAGCCAGTTCGTCTCCAACATTATGAACGGTCTGTCCGGTCTCGGCTGGCAGGTCGTTTCCGTCGGATCGAACATCGTCAACGGCATCTGGGAAGGCATCAGCGGAGCGTCCGGTTGGCTCATGAGCCAGATCTCTGATTTCGCCAGCAACGTGGTGGACGGCATCAAGGGATTCTTCGGCATCTCCTCTCCGTCGAAGGTCATGCGAGACGAGGTCGGAAGGTACCTCGCCGAGGGCGTTGCCGTCGGTTGGGAGCAGAACGACCCGCTCTCTTCGATCGAGCGCGACATGAAGGTCGGCGTCTCCAAGCTCAGCGTTCAGGCTCAGGCGGTCGATGGCATCGGAGCAACGACGAACAACCAGACGATCAACTTCAACCAGCCGGTTGAGTCGCCAGACCAGATCGCTAGGACGATGAGGCTCCAGCAGAGGTACGGTCTGGCTGGCTCGTACGTGTAATGGAATGCGCCCATGCTTGGTTATAGCTGAGATGGGCGCATCGCCCGTCAGGGGCGATTATGTGAGGTCTAGGAGGCATTGTGGAACAGGTTCTGCTGCGCATCGTCAGGGACGACGGCTTGGTGTTCGACATAGACAACTTGGTCTGGATGATCCCGAGCGACGGCTTGGAGAACTGGGCGAACCTGCCGCACTCGGTGTCGGTGCAGGAGAACGCCAGCTACGACGGCGGAGTTGTGACGAACAAGAGGATCGAGACGGTGGACAGGTCGGTTCACGCAGAGCTGGCGAACCCGGCGGACAACGCCGAGAAGCGTCTGGAAGCGATCCGCTTCTTCAGCCCGAAGCACACGTACGACGCTCACCTGACGTATCAGGGTCGGACGCGTTGGTGCCACGGCGAGCAGTACGCCTTCAAGTGCGACGCGGGGAACATATACGCCCCAGTGTCGTTCGATTGGACGATCTTGTGTCCCATGCCGTACCTGCTGAGCGAGGACGACTTCGGAAAAGACGTCGCGTTCGTCACCGGCAAGTTCGGCTTCCCATACCATTCCGTCGTTCAGAGCACGCCGAGCGGGGTCTACAAGCGCGGCTTCGTCATGGGCGTTTACGACTTCAATAAAACTGTTGACATCGCCAACGACGGCGACGTGACGACATTCCCGAGGGTCGTCGTCAAGGCTGACGGAGTTGTGGAGAACCCGAAGATCAGCATCGGCGACAAGTTCGTCCGCTTCGTCGGCACGTTGCAGCAGGGTGACGAGCTGGTGATCGACTTCGATAAGAGGCCGCCGAGAGTGGAGCTGAACGGGAAGAACGCGATGAACAAGGTGGATCGCTCCAGCTCGTTCACGTCTTTCCAGATCGAGCCCGGCGACACTACATTCACGTACGACGCTGATTCCGGCGAAAACGTCATGTCGGTCTCGCTGTTCTACCGCAAACGCTACCTCGGGATCTAGGAGGATCGCATGGAGTTATACGGGCTTGACAAGGGGTTCGGCTTGGTGACGGCGGCGATCCCGTACTTCAACCTGCAATGGAACAGGAAGTATTACGAGTCGGGCACGTTCAGCTTGCAGATAACGGCTGACGTGTACG